TGTTCTTTTGTATATTGAAGATGTACATTTGTTCCCTTTATCCTTGGATTATTTCTGTATGATTTAATCTTTGGTACAGGATTCAATACTTTTACTACAGGTATCGATTTACTTGATTTTTTTATCATGTCAATTAAAATTATGTTCTGATGACTGTCGTTGTTTTTCGTTTCTTTCGTTTTCTTCTTCTATATGTTTTATCAATAAACTACTATAAATATCTAATTCATATGGAAACATATTTTCTATGTCAGATAATGAATAATTATGATGCTGCATCAATGCAAAATTTAATTTATAATAGTTAAAAAGAGAATTGTGTTGTAAAACTATAAAAAAAAATCAGAAAGTCCAGATAATAAAAATGTATTTTCTTTCTCACATTTTGTGCAAGTAAAAACAACTTTTTCTTCTAATTTAGGAATATTTTCAAAAAAATCTCTGATCAATTCCATCTGTTTATTATTCAGACTATCAATAAAATCTATAAGTTCTTCTTTTGTTTGATCTTTTGTGTAATATGCAGTTTCTTTGTCATATATATAATCAATACATTTTGCAATTGCATTATATTTTGATTCGGAATCATCTTCTTCGAGTTCTTCTACTGCTTCAATCAGATCGATAGTAGGATATTTCATTACAATCCCAACAGCATCTGTCAGTTGTATTTTTGTAGAATCTTTCTTAGGAGATTCTACTTTAATTTCTGTGAGATTTATATTGTGTGCCATTTCATGCTCACAACTTTGACATTTTATTTGTAATTCTAATATTTCTCCTACAGATTTTGCTCTAATATTAATAAAAAGATATTCTATATCGAACAATGGAGTATTTTCTGGGTCTAGTTGTCCTTCTGTACAATTAATTACAATTTGTTTCAATGCCATTACCATTTGTTCTTGATCTTCTGACTGGAATGCAGTAAGAAGAATTTTTTCTTCTTTTACAACAAATGGTCTATATGTGATTTTTTTCTTCGAAGAAGGAAGAATCAACGAATATTTTGGTGAAATTAATTTTGGTAATCCTGACATTATGTATTCTCGCTATTATATAATTATTTAAATATTATTTCCAAATGGTATATGAGATATAATATTTTGTGGGATATATGGAAATGTTTGTGCTTCTATTGTTTTAATAAGATTTCTTGGTGTATCTATTACCTGTTGTTTAAGTAACGAAGATGGCAACCATTTCCTGTATACAAATCCTATTTCTAATCTTTGTGCTTCATTTTGATATTTATAATTAAGATTCATCTGATTCATTACTGTAGGATATGCTCCAAATAATGTAACATGATACACAGATTCCATTTTTTTATTTAATTGGTGTACTTCTATTGTAGTTTCATATTGATCAGAAAAATTCAAATTGTGAGTAACAGGATCAGAAATACTGAATACCCATGCATCAAAAAAATTCTTTACTGCCATATCCTGTTCTGCAATAAAAGAACACATTATATTTCCGTATGTGACATTATATGGAATAGGTTTAGAAGGACCATATGTCACTGCATCCTGTGTAATAATATTTACAGAAGGAAGAGAAGATGCGTCACATAATAATGATAATGTAGTACCATAAGAAGAATATCTTGAAAGACTTTTTGGTAAAAATATATTTACCTTAAATAAATTAGCATTTGAAATCCCTTTAGTTTTTACTAATGCAATAAATTTGCTTAAATCACCTTCTGCATCCTTTTTAAATAATGCATCAGTAATTCTTCCTAAAGTAAAAACTCCTGCTTCTTTTGCAATAGTCGATAATAAATTACTCATAAAATTTGCCTTTCCATACGTCAGAAGATTTAACTGAAGAATAACCTTTTCTTGTTTTAGTAGAACCTTTACGGAAATCTTCTACAGGAAGTAATATTGCCATGTGCCAATCATTGGGGTCAATCTTTAAAAACTTGCCACCACTGCGAGATATGACATGTGTATACAGATATTTATGTATACATGGCTCCAACACAGATGCTTTTGCAGAATTTCTTAATAATTCCCAACTCAGTTGCATTTTTCTGTCATTTTCAATTTTATTTTTTGCAACAGAAAAATTATTTATTTTTGATAATTCTTTTAATAGTGCCCATCGCACTCTTTGTGGGACATAATGTAAATTGAATCCTGTGAATGTGTCCTTGTCTGCACCAAATGGCAGACACAAAGGAAATACGTCATATACAGGCAATGTTGCCTTATATTTAGGGTCGTATATATACAAATACATTGATCCTACTTCAAGATCATTTGTCAGCATCTCATCATATGTAAAAAGTTTATTTTGAGTCACAAGACCTCTGGACTTCAATTCCTTTACTTTTTGCATATACCATTCTATGCTTCTGTTTCTGCTTTTGGCATCAAAACGAATTTCATCAAATATATTAATTTTTTGTGCCATTATATTATCTTTAATCCTAATTCGTTTCTTAAATAGTGCTCTGTCCAGACCTGAAATTCCATATCATTGTCATAACAAAATTGTTTTGCTGCATTCCATTTGGAAATATTTTTTGCATATACAAAACATTCATTTATATATTTTCTTGTTTTTCTTGTTCCCATCTTAGGTTCAAGAGTTTGTTTGTGTGGTTTTATTTCTACCATTATTTTCTTTCCATCATCAAATTCAATGAAAAGATCTACCAAATATTTATGTTGTTTTCCGTCTGTCATACAAATATATGTAATAGGAACTTCACTGCTCCATTTGGAAATATTTACACAGTTTTCTAAAAATTTCATTGTTTGTCTTTCCCATAGAGACAAATATCTTATCTTATCTGGATTTCCAATATATTTTTCTGGTCGTGTTAATTTATATTTTCCTGAATATGCCATATTAAAAAATATTTGTTGACTAACATGTGAATATGTTTTATAGTATTTATCAACAAAGATTGTATTGTAAAATAATAATAAATAATTTGGAGTGAGAGAAATGTCTAGTGATTGGATATATCTAATATATGTTATTGGTAGTGGGATGTTCTTTTTTTTAATCAATGTCTGCATATGGGTAGTAGCGGCATTGTTTATTGGGGCGATAATTGGTATAATATTTTTGGTTTTAAGAGTAATCTTTATAGTTATTTTTTCTCCAATAATATTTATAGCAAAAATATTATTTTCTCCTCCGGTGATCTGGGGAGTAGTTGTTATTTTGGTAGGGTGGTATTATATTCACTAGCATTATATTTTTAATAAAAATATGAGGAAAAATGATAACAAAAAATAAATTTTATATAGTAAAAAAAGAAACAAAAGAAGTAGTATTTTCTTCTAATAGACAATGGATAATAGAAGCAATATACGAATTTTATGATAATATCAAATACACAATACAATGGGGAATTAAATAATGCAGTATGAATATACATGTGGAAACTGTGATCATATTTGGGAAAGACAATTGAAACTTTCTGAATATAAAACACCTATCGACAGCCCTTGTCCTTCATGCGAAGAATCTGGCAATATTTCACAATATTTTGGTGGAATGCCTGTCCATATAGATTCACATAAATTAGGAATAAAAAAACCTGATGCAGGATTCCGAGAAGTTATGGCAAAAATACATGAAAAATCTCCAGGAAGTGAATTAAAAAATTACGTAAATTGGTAACTCCCCAAACACAAAAACCATTAAGGAAATTTATGGCACGTAAACCTAAAATTGTGGATAAACATTTTGAAGATATCTCACAATATAAAGTAGATAAAGAGATAAAGGAAAATCAACCCTCTAATAGACTTAAGATTAAGATAGAAGATCTAAAAACATTAAAACCATTGACTAAAAATCAAAAGTTATTTTTTGATTCTTATGCAAATGGTGATGAAGCAATTATGTTATATGGTTCTGCTGGTACAGGTAAAACTATAATCTCGATTTATAGAAGTTTAGAAACTGTACTTGATAAAGGTAATCCATATAGTAAACTCATTATTGTTAGACCTGCTGTTGCTAGTAGAAATCAGGGGTTTCTGCCTGGGGATGCTGCAGAAAAATTAGCAGTATTTTGTGAGGCATATATCAATATATGTTCTACATTATTTAATAGAAGCGATGCTTTTACTCGATTAGTCGAACAAAACCATCTTGAAGTTGTTAGTTCTAGTTATCTTAGAGGGTGTACTTTTGACAATGCTATCATAATATTTGAAGAATTTCAGAATGAAACGTGGGCAAATATACAAACTGTTATATCCAGATGTGGGAAAAATACTAAACTTATTTTAGCTGGTGATTTTAAACAATCAGATTTGAATCAAAGTAGAAATGATCAAACTGGATTTAATGAATTGCTTAAAGTTGCTAAGATAATGGACGAATTTACTCTTATAGAATTTGATTCATCCGATATCGTTAGATCAAAGTTTGTTAAGAATTTTATTATTGCTTGTGAGAAATTGGATCTTTAATGCACACCCACCCACTGTGTGATTGCGTCTTATTATTTGCGATATTGCACATACTACTATAATTGAGTGCATGGTCTATACAGAAATGTTTCAGACCATGTACTTTATATATGTCTCCAGTAGGAGAAGTTACTATATATGATTTTCTACTAGAAATGCCAATATTGATTTTTATTTCTTCTGATCTTTTTTTCCCTTTACCAGAAATAGACTGCTTTCTTTTTGTTTCTTCCGATCTTCTCAATCCTTTTGCATTACCTACCAGTTCCCCGGACAAATATCTATGATCTGTTTTATCTACATAATGTATTATCCCAGTGATATCTTTTGTAGTCACTTTATTTTTAGCAACACTAATCAATTCCCCTGACAAATATCTATGGTCTGTTTTATCTATTAGAAAATTATTCCCAATTTTATCTTTTACTGCAACTTTTCCTTTACCTCCATATCCCCCACCACCATCTATTCCATTTTCCAATTTTAAATTAGCCCATTTATCAGATTTAACTATATCCCAATGTTCTGATATTAATATAGAAAATTCTATTAGAATTTTTTCATTTATAAACAAATCAGAAAGCCAAATAGTTTCAACAAACTGAGTACCATGTTTTTTTATATGTCTTGTCCAATATTTACCTGATCCTAAATATTTGTTTGGATCTTTCTTGGTAGTCTTTCCAAAGTATTTTAATCCTGTGACAGAGTGTTGTTTTATATAAAGATATGTAGGCTTTAAAACTTTATAAATAGATTTGCTGGGCATAATTGTTTCCTTAATGATTAATAGAATGTTTAGAATAGGTAGATGTTTCAGCATCGTGACCTATATCCTATTTATACATATTAAAAATAAAATATTGACATTTAATAATAATTATTATATAATTGTTCCTTGTGTATTCATATAGTTTTTTTATCTTAAGCAAAATTTAAGAAACTTTTTATATTGTATTGTTTGTATATAATGGTTAATGTGAGTTAAGAAAGGTAGTACATTGTTGTGCTACCTATATAAATAAAGGAGAAACCCAATGAGAATGCTAATTTTAGCCACTCTGATGCTTATCTCTGGCAATGCAGTATCGTCAGAACAAAAACATGATCGACATTCCCAACAGATAAAGTTCAACAAAACTGGGATTGCTTCATGGTACGGTTATAATCATGCAGGGAAGTTGACTGCCTCTGGTAGCAGGTTTAATCCTGCAAATATGACTGCCGCTCATAAATTTTTAAAATTTGGCACAAAGTTAAAGGTAACAAATCTTAAAAATAATAAATCTGTTGTTGTGACAATAACAGATAGAGGACCTTACATCAAAGGTAGAAGTATTGACCTAAGTAAAGGTGCTGCAAAGAGAATAGGTATTCTCGGAGTGGCAAATGTAAAGATG